AACGGTAATGAATCAAAGTTACGAGGCGACTTGGACAACTATGTGAAACTACTGATGGACGGACTGAACGGAGTAGCATGGCTGGACGACAAGCAAGTAACAATCATAACGGCGGTAAAACAATGAGAAACAACAACTCCGATTATGACATACCTGAACGCAGATACAACTGGGAAACAGACCTAAAGTTTGGACACAAAGGAGAAGAACTTGTCGAACAATTCTTGGACAAAATCGGGCAAGGCTCATTCGAAGTTAAAACCGACCGCTATCGCAATGGGCGTATGGTCGTGGAAATGGAACACAATCCTAGATTGCGTAAAGACGAAAATGGGAATCCGATATGGAAACCATCGGGGCTTCAAGTTACGAAAGCCGAATGGTGGGTCTATGTCTACACACTAGACGGCGCATTCGTAATCGTAAATGTCAAACGCCTAAAGAGATACCTGAAAGCCAACAAAGACAGATTCAACAAGAAAAACTATAAGAAGTTCGCAAACAAATCCTCCAACCCATCCGCGGGATTCCTGCTGGAACCCGCAGATGTTATGGACATGATGATTAACCCTGATTATGATACCCCCTAACCTTAGATTATATTTGGACCAGCGTGACTGGGAAGACAAAACACAGCACGACAGCGACAGCATTGAGTGGCTCATGCAACCCAATGTCCCCGAAAACTATGTGCGTGACGACAGCGACATCAACGACATGGTTGCCGAGGCACTGTCATCGCTGACCGACATTGACCAGCGTATGATAGAGTTAATCTATCTAGAAGGCAGAACCTTTGAGTACGCAGCCCGAGCAATCGGACTCAACGCCAAGTCCTATGCTTGGCGTAAAACAAAACAGGCTATGGAAAATCTGGAAACGGCGTTACGCAGTAACGCCAAACTAATGCAACTACTAAAAGCAAAATACGGAATCGGAGAAAACGATGGCAAAGAATAATTACAAGAACTTCAATAGCGCAGCAGAAGGCGCACTAGACTCGCTGGTGGCTGAAGCATCCACCACTCTCAGCGACCCAAACAAGTTCGACCCAATCGAAACCTATCTGAGCAGATGGGTAACCTCGCTTCAGCGGGGACAGTACGAGCCTGACGACTTGGAACTCGCCACAATGGTAATCTCCCACGCTGGCGTACAAGCAATCAAATGGCTAGAAGAAAACCACGGACCGTTCAACAAGAAAGAAATGGTAGATATTGTATGCCGAAAGCAGCACGATTACGGACACAAAAACATCACGAACTTCGGAACAATCGGAGTCGGCATCCGAGTATGCGACAAAATCGCCCGAATCAAAAACCTAACCAAAGTCGGTGAACCCGAAGTACACAACGAATCCCTAAAAGATTCCTATGTGGACATTGTTGGCTACAGTATGATAGCCTTAATGCTACAGAACGAATCATTCCATCTACAACTTAAGGAGAAAGCATGAGTTACGGAACCACAGGAAAACGCTACAAGGTTGGCGACAACGAAATCTGTATTGACGACAAGTTCATTGTCGCAACGCTAATGAGCATTACGGTCTTTATGCAGGACGCATTGCGCAGCGTAATACAGTTGCCTGAGGGCGTAGGAATTGACAACATTATTGAGGGAATGGCATCAGCAATCTATGACAGTATCACGGAAAACGAATCTGAAAACGCTGGAGAACCAACTAGCACTACTGAAAAGTGAACTCGTGGAGCATGACGCTCCACGAACCTATGTAGCGTGCGTAGACGAAATTAAACGCGCCATAAACAAACTAGTAGAATTGAGAAACCAATGAGCGAACAAGACTTTGACCCCGACGACATGAGCGAACTGGAAGGAATCTTCGCCCAAATCATAGCCGACAACGAAGACGGATTCATTATCGAGTTCGGCATCAGCGTCCTAAGTGCTAAAGAACTCGTGAATCTATGGCAGAAAGCAAACCTCGGTTCCCGTTCCGCACAGAAGTCCTCGTGGATGGAATACTCTAAGATTATGGCTGAACTGAAGAAAGCGTTAGAAACTAAGGATTCTGACGACTAGATTCCACAATCGCCTTAAGTTCCTTTTCCAAATCACCCAAATTGTATTGACGGCGAATCGCCTCGCTACGCTGTTGCTGTTCACCGATTGTCCTAAGTGGCACACCAAACCAACTGAGAACAGAACCAACCCATCGTTCTTCCAGCGTGTCTTTGCCACCCAGTTTACCGCCACTAAGTCGGAATGCCTGCGCCAAAGTTGGCGCGGCATTCTCAATAACATAAGTAACACGCGGGTCAATCATAACCTTACCAGTATCCTCATCAACCTCAGCCCACTGAGTACCAGTCAAAGCATTGACAACACGACCAACAGCCTTTTCCACACCAGCAGCCGACCGCTTATCACCAAACGGAATATCCAAAGCAACCTGCTTACCAAGCCACAACTCTGCTGGCACACGCAACAATGGTGTAGCCTGACCAATCAAACCCGATGGTGTAGCAATCTGCTTCAAGTTATCAGCCAAACGAACCTGCGGCAAATCAGGCGTTAACACCATATTAGCCGCAACACCAAGCGGACCCGACTTCTGAATCCAAGACGGAACCATCAACTCGCTATTAACAGGAAACTCACGCTTCAAGCGTTCATACTGCACATAAGCCTTAGGACGAGTCATCATCTGAGAAACCTGCAACGGAATGTTACGGCTAGTCCACAACCAGAACGGAACAACCTGCTTCATCCGTTCATCCATCCTAGACAGGTCAGTATAATCAAAGTGAACACGCCTGATGCGTGCTACAGCCTCGTCAAAGTCCATGCCCCGACGCACAGAATCCAACGCCATTGGAATGCGCAAAGCATTCTCAACAAGGTCATTCTTACGGCTAAAGAAACCAAGATACTTGTTGCTTGCACGCTTAACAACATTACCCTTAGCACCCTCAAGACCGAACGCTGGAATCGCAAAATCATCCGACTGTCCACGCCCAGTAGCACTAACAATCTTCATAACCAACTCAGCCTCAGCCTCATCGGTGATACCAGCGCGAGCCATCCAATTGGCATAAGTTTTGCCTGCACGCATCTTGCCCTTGGTTTCTGCTTGGGCGAAAGCCCAACGCAGACCCTCATTCATTTCCCTAAAGCCAACACCATCAGCATAATTCATAAAGGTTCCAGACAAACCGTTACGCACAAAGAAGCCGACGCTGGCGGTAACATAACGCTTCCAATAGTTATTCAGCGAAGACACAAACTTAAACAATTTCTCAGCCTCAGCAGTGTCACGCAACTTCTTCAGATTCGGTCCCCACTTAGCAGCAACCTCATCAGGAACCTGAACACCCAAGCCCTTAAGTTCTTCCCAGCCACGCTCAAGGTCTTCCCAAATAATCTTACCAATCTCACCAGCCTGAGCCTTAGACAACTTCAACGAAACCTCGGTCAACTCACCATCAATCTTCGCCAAATCAATCTCGCCAAGATGAATCAAACCAAGCACACGGTCATAAGCACCCCTAAGGGCTGGGTCGAAATCAAGCAACGCGCTGTTACGCAGCGCATCCTCAACAGCCTTAACCCAAGCAGCGTTAGACGCACCAGTGGAACCCTTGGCAGGCTTACGGGTCAACAACAACTTGATATTATCAACTTCGTTGAGAATAGCCCGACCCATAGTTTCATCCCAGTTGGTCATAGCCGTAGCATTATCCAACAAAATAGGCAGACGCTCCTCAGCCGACATAGCCAACCGCTGAGCCTCATCAGTCAAACCAAACTCATCCTTCAACAAATTACTAACCTGACGGTCCATATTGGCAGTCTCACGCGCCAATATTTCATCCAGTTTAGCCAACTGCTTCCTTGCCTTTTTAACAGGAATATCAGCACCATTGTAGCGCACTGTCTCCGCCGCCCTAGCACGCTCAACCAAATCATCAACAGGATTAGTAATACTATCCAACTCTCTAGCCAACGCATCTCGGGCCTCAGACAAAGCCTGAAGGTCCAACCCTTCAGTGCGCAAAGCATCACCCTTCGACATCAAATCCAACTCATAAGACTCGGTAGAACCATCAAGCAACTTACGGGCTAGCGGGTTATCCGCAACCATCTGCCACTCATCCGTCACACCAGTACCAACAGCAGGAGTTGGGGTGTCCTTCGGAAGAAGGACAGCCCACTCAGATGACACACCATCCATATCAGGAAACATGGTGCGCATAGGAACAAGACTGCCACGGAAACCACTATCAAACGCATCATCCGTAATACCACGCAAAAAGTTATTCAACATAGTATTAGCAACAGCGTCAATATTGTCATCCGAATATTCGCGTGCTACAGCCTGAAAGTTCTCACGCAACCAACCAAAAAAACTTTCAATCTCAAACGAAGACAAATCAGCACCCTGCTCAATCGCATCATCAATCATGCGGGAGAAATCCATAAACCCTTCAAGCAAATCAGCCTTAGCGGGGCTAACCATTCTGAGAGTGTCATCAATGACACCTGTCTCCATAGCACCCTGAACAATGCTACCCCATGTCGGGTCTTCCAAACCAACCTCACGCAACACGCGAGCAACAGTATCGGAAACCGTTTCCATGCTAACAAGTTGAGCCATCATCTCGGGATTGCGGAAATCAACCAACTCATCTTCAGGAATAGCATGACCCATCAAACTATCTGGCATACGACTAAAAGTACCAAACTCATCATCCACGGGCTTAGTGGTCCACATTTGGAACGGTGCTTCAGCATCCGTAGCATCAGGTACAGAACCCCAAATCACACCATCATTAGCATAACTGGCATTAGCACGCACATCGCTAAGAACGCGCACACCCTCAAGTTCTTTGTCTACGCTATCAAGTTCGTCTACAATGCGCCTACGGCTCTCGTCAAACTGCGCACCACTCGGCATCTCATCCAGCGAAGCACGCAATTGCTTCCTACGGGCAAGCAACCGTGCCTGCTCCCTGGGTTCACTAGCACCACCGTTTTGCAGACGCTTAATGCGTTCTGCAAACCATTCTAGACTCTTGCCGTCAAACTCTGCTGCGTCAGCGGAGACACCAGCCAAACGGGCATACTCGGTGCGAAAATCCTGAAGAAGAACATGGCGGTCAAAAGTATTATTAGCCAAAGCATCACGCAATTCTTCAGCGGCACGAAGGTAGCCGCCCCATAAATCATCAAACTCACCCTTAGCCTCCTGAGTAACCCTAAGGCTCTTCAGGCGTGCGGCTTCAATAACATCAAAGATGGTTTCCAACTCGGTACGAACTTGGTCAATAGCCTCATCACGAACACCATACTCCAAATAACGCCCCTCAAGGACATCATCAAGAATCTTGGCAAAAGCCTCGGTTTCGGCAGCAACACCCTCGCGTGTCCCAGCCAAACGGGCATTACCGTAAATCTTCTTCTTCAAAGCCCTTTGGGCTTTGACCAACTTCTTTTGAGCCAAAGTCAAATCAGCAACAAGACCTTCATCAGGCACAATCTCCTTGATTATGGTCGGCTTAATAGCATCAGGCCCATAAGACATAGCCTTGTTAACATAAGCAATACGGCTTTTGGCACGAGCAATACTTTCAGCATAACCCTGAGCGATATTGCCAAGGTCATCCTCAAACCACTTGAAACCAAGTTCCTCCATAGAAATCTTGTTCAAACCATCAATGGTCGCATCATCAACCTCGCGTCCAAGAAACTTGGACTTGCTGATAATATTACCATTTTCATCAACGACAGGTCCGCGAATCTTACGGAACATCATAGTCCCACTAGTTTCCAACAACTCTCGCTCGGTCAACTCCGCAGACTTGTAACCACTCTTAGTCACAGTGTCCTTCCCCAATGTCCACGCCTTAGCCTCAGGGGTAATCTTGTGGAACAAGTGGTTTTCCAAGAAACCCATCTCAGAAACAGCCAACCCATACTCATCGCCAAGATTGCGCTGCAAAGCAACAACCTCATTACGCAACTTATCCGACCAACCCTTATAGGCAACATAAACCTCTTTGGCTGGGTCACTCAGCCCGTCATCGCTACCACGCTCAATAGCACGATACACCTGATTGATAGTATCATCGGTCAAGCCCGCTTCACGGGCTTGGTCCATCACATTGGAAATCTCCGCAACAGCATTCTTCAAAGATTCGGTATAAGTACCCTTAGCCCAACTACCTGCCGACATCTCCATCAAACCCTGAACAAACTCAGGCTTATAAATGTTTTGAGTCGCAGCGCGACCAAAACCCCTAAGGGTCAAATCCTTGAGAGATTCAACAGTGGTCTTCTGGAGCAAAGCCTTACCAGCAGTAGTGCTAGCAACGACATCTCCGATGTTGGCGCGAGCAGCACCAAAACTGTAACGCCACGCCTTAGCCAAACCACTAGTGTAAGGAATCTCCTTACCCATATACTTTACACCAGCAGCAATACCTTCAGCCGCTCGAATCTCCTTAGGAATCTCCGTAGCACCATAACGAGCAATATTGGACAACAACGGCTTCAACTCAGGATACTTAGGGACAAGCAGAGCAGCCTTGTTCGCCAAAGCAAACCGTGTCGCCTTAGACGCTGCACCAGCACCCAAAGTCAAATAAGTAGTCGGGTCAAAGACCGTATCCAAGGCAAAGTTTGCGATACCGCGAACCCACTTATTTTCTACACCAGCAGCCTCGGCAGCCTTAAAGCCCTTAGTGCGAGACTGACGCAAGAAGTCATCAATACTTGCACCCTCACCACGGAACACATCAATAAGTTCCTTGGTGGCACTTTGACCAACTTGCTGAAACGGCGCAACCGCCGCACTGTAAATATCAAACGCTTTACTAGCAGCCTTAGCAGGGACAGACGCGATACCACCCAACAGCGTTCCCAAAACACCCTTATCTTCAACAGATGCCTTACCGCCACCAGCAATAAGCATAGCAGCCGACCTAGCACGAGCCTGGTCCGCAAAACTAAGATTCGGATTACTAGCCAAACCAGAAACAATCTTCTTGGTTTTATCCTCTAAACGACTCTTCTCCTCAGCAAAAGTACTCTTAGGTTTTTCACCCTTACCCTTGCCAACAGCCAACGGCATAACAGTGCCATCACTCTTAACATATACAGGATTACCGTCTTCGTCAAACCCGTAACCCTTTGGGACAACATTAGCCTTCTTTGAGAATGGCGATGGTGTAACAGCCATAACTAGTCTTATCTGCCTTCGATGTTGGCTTTAATGCCAGCAATCGCAGCGGCTCCCTTCTTCTTTTTGGCGGCAACCTTAGCCGCCTCATTTTCCTTTGGAAGATTACCATATTCAGCGGTGGTCTCAGCACGAGTCTTATCAGCCTCAGCAATAATCTCGGCAATAGTCTTATCCACATCGCTGGTGGCCGCAGTACGCTCCTGCTCAATCTTGCTAAGCGCATCAGCGAACTGCTGCTGAATACCAGTCTTAACATCCGCTCGACGACCAGCCAAACCTTGAAGAGCAGCAGCCAAACCACCCTTAGCAGCCTGCTGAACAGCCGTATCATAATTCTGCTGACCAACATTCAACTGACCAGCCGCCCACTTCTCCAAAGCAGACTGCTGAGCCATAAACTGGTTAGCCGCCTCTGTCGCCGCTGTAACCTCACCAGTACCAGCACCCTGCTGCTGCAACGCAGCAAGCAGAGGATTCTCGGCAGTAGTATAAGTGGAAAGAGGAATCTCACTATAAGCCTTGGAGGGAGTAAAACCCTTAGTGAAATCCTCACCAGCAGCACGAACCTGACCCTCAGCAGCATCAAACGCATCAGACGCAGCCTGAAGAGTCCTAGCAAGGTCCTCATCAGTCTTGGTCTTAAGCGGGTCGTACAATTCGGCTACACGCTTTAACATATCAGCCTTACGGGTATCAGCCTGTTGTCGCAAGAATGCTTCAGCCTCACGACCACCTTTAATCTTACGCTGACGCTCCAACTCCTTTGCCTCTGCTTCAGCCTTGGCTTTAGCAGCAGCAGCAGAAGAAGCCGCACTCGCCTTATCGGCTGCATCAAAACGCTTCTGCATAGATTCAATCTGAGAAGTACGAGCATCCCACCAAGACGAAGGAGGTTCCTCACCATAAGTCTGACGATAAACAGCAGCCTCATCATACAATGCCGCCCAAGCAGCATCAATAGCAGGCTGACCAGTAACAGGAACAACAGGCTCAGTTGGCGTAGACGGACCAGTACGACCAACCCATTGACGCTCACCAGCACCAGGGGCCAAACTCATTTCACCACGAGAACCCTGAGCAGTACCATACGGGCTACCAGAAGTAGGACGCGGAGGAGCAACAGCCGCGCTAGGTGCAACAGCCTTACCAATATTAACCTTTGGGGTAACGGCCTTGCCAATATTAACTTTAGGTGTCGTAGCCTTGCCAACTGGTGGCTGAGTCGTGTTCTCAAACTTGCCAGTAGCAGGGTTATACTTGAATGCCATAACTATCTCCTAGTAGGACGAATACTGCCGCAGGGCAGTAGCCGCATCAATAATGCTTTGCTGTTTCTGCAAACGCAACTGGTTAATATAATCCTCAAGGTCCGCCTGAGCCGCAGCCTCATCCATCACAGCCTGATTAGCAGCATCCTGAAGAGCCTGAGTCTGCTCACCAATCCGAGTCTGGAAGTCCGCAGCATAACGCTCCAAACCTTTACGCTGAATACCACTAGCCACATTCGGGCCAGCCAAACCACGCGAACCATACTCCGCCATCTTCGGACGAAAACCCTCAGTAAGTTGCTTGGTGAGTTCCTTCAGCGACCGCTGTCCCCGCTGCTGACCAAGGAACGCAGCCTGACGATTAGCAACAGACTGCGACAGTCGGCGTTTACGCGCCGACGCTTCACTCAAACCAAAATCACCGTAATATGCGTCAGTCATGCTCATTACTTTTTCCCATTCTTATCAATCATCTGAACCTTAAGGTCATCAATTTCGCGGCTAAGCCGCTCCAACTCCTTGGTGAGAGAACCAAAGATAGCCTGAAGGGCATCCTTGTCAGTTCCGCTCAGCACAGACAGGAACGGTGTTTGCCAAGCCATTACCCGAAAACCTGCCCACCCAAAACAATCTGGTCCGAATCACCGCTAGCAAGCAGGGCTGCAACACCAGCAGCCAACTTACTATAGGTGATAGCACCATCATCAATGTTAGTTCCCGCCGCCAATGCCTCAACAAAAGTTTTGACAGCGTTAAAGTTTGCGTTAACTTCGGTAGCAACAGCAGGAGTGCCGTTGACAAATGTATTAGGAACGCTAAGTGTAGCCATTATCCCTTAACCCTTCGTGATTGATACTTGTAACCGATACTATTGACACCCCATTTTTGGTTTGCTGGACCAATGAACTCAAGTTGGACGCTACGCGCCAACCCAAGATTGCGACCCTTTTGGACAGTCGAACTAATAGCACCGACAGACCAGTCTTGTCCCCACAAACCCGAACCCCACAAAATACCCGTAGCAGGAGGAGTCTGAGTAATCGTAAAAATCTTACGCTCATTACCCGTACCCTCAGAATAATCATGGTAAACCTTAACGGTAATGTTCTGAGGTAAATCCGATTCTTTCACAACAAAATCAGGGCGACGAAACATCTTCTTCTGCAAATAAGACCCACCATCAAACCAACGAGTCTTGTAATAACTAGTAAACGCAGTTAGCGTGCCAGTAATATTATCTGACTCCTCAGAAAACAAATCAACTTTAAGAACATACGGCTGTGTCGGATGCACCATCAACCTATAGTCGATATTGCTGGAATCGGTCCAGTCACAGCCGCCAATCAAACCATACCCATCGGCGGATTTGAATTGGGTGTACACGCCACCGCGGATAGATGGGTCCAACACGAAATTAACAGTCGGGTTGGTTACAGTTGTTTCAGTTGAATACGGTGCAGAAACCCATACACGACGACCAACCCACGACACGCTAATGGCTTCATGCGCAGCAGGATTAATATAGTTCAAATCAATTGCGGTACGCAAATTACTGAACATATCCTGAAGACTCGAACCATTATAATAAAACAAACCTTGGTTATGACTAAACCAATAGACACCATCCTCAGCCTGTGCAATAGCATGATGACTCAGACAACCAATACGGTTTGTCAACTCCACAACCTGAAAGGTTGCTGAATCATAACCAAGAATCAAATACACCGCACTAGGCTTGAAGACAACCAATTGACCGCCCACAACAGCCATACCAGTCACACCATCCCCACCACCAACAATATCCACATAGTCGTCTTGGTCCCAGTTCTCGGGCGAGTTCTCCAAAGACCAACGCACACGATTCGGATACGCCACAGTAGCCTCAGTAGTATTAGCGGCCCACATCTTGTTGGCATGAACCATCAAATGCTCGGCAGTCGGCATCTTACGAGAAGCATCAGGAGTAGCCTGCCATGCGTTCGGGTTATCACCCGATGCTGTCAACGCTGTAGCATAAGTGTCAGTGGTTTGCCAAGCATAACCACCGTTACCCGCAGACCCAGTACACATATACAGGGTTTTGCCCCACTGGGCAAAACACGCACCATGCGGACTAGTTGTGGTAATATCGCTACCAGAAGCATACTGCAAAGTAGTAAAGTTCCCACCAGTAGAACGAAACACCTTGTTAGCATTAGCCAACATAATTGTGCTGGTAGCACCAGAAAACGGAAACAATTTCTCAGGTGACCAAGTACCAGCCACAGCAGTCGTATTCAAACGATGCTGACCACCACGGCTAAAGACACCGCCACGCGGGTCAATCTCAACATTCAACATATCAGGTGACTCGAAAGCAGCCAACTGAAACTGGTCGGCACGAAAGTTTAAGCCACCAGTAAAATCTGAAACTTCGGTAATAGCAATCTGGCTCATTACTGACCCAGATTCTTACCCATCATCTGCAACCAGCCGTTAAAAGTCGGGCGACCCGAAGTTTGACCAGCATTAAGTCGCAGATGCGCATGACTTGTTGGCTTAACAATGGTTTCCCTAGCCAGTGACACGCCCTCATCAAATGAACGCTTATACTCCTGTGCCATCACAGTATCCTCAAGACGCTGATACACGCGACTGCACGCATAATACACCAACGGAAAATGCAGATTAGGTGACGCATCCACATAACCCTCGGTCGTAATCCAATCCACAGGCTCACGATAACCGCGAACCGTCAAAGTCCGAACATTGTTCGGCTTCGGAAACAAATGAATCTTACCTTCCCACACAGCATAAAACAGCGGGTCACCACTAGTGTCATACGACCCAACATAAGTGGTTTCAGCCATATCATAGCCAACCATATCCAAACGCAAACCAACATTCGTATTATCCACAATAGACACAATCTGCGCCATCGGGTCAGCCGTAAATGCCGAAATCGTATACGCCCGCTGCTCAGCAACCGTATTAAAAGTAAACGACTTCTCCAACCAAGGCCACCGCTTCTCAAGGTCCAAAATACGGTAATAGCCGTCACGCAAATACAGATTCAATAACGAATCAGGCAAATCCTCAGCATCCAAATCCGTGATATCACGAACCGTCTGACGCAATGCGGTTGCGGTCATCTGATTATAGGCCACTGGCATCCCCGTCAATCTTATCAGCCAAAATAGCCAAAGCCCGAACCTGCTTCAAATGCCCAGCACAATACCGCTGGTTTTTCACCTTGTTCGCCCCGCAGGTGTCATCGTTGCCTTCGCACTTGTCTCCGCGACCAATATACGGTCCAGATGGGGCAGCAATACGGGAATCGGCAACCGCCGACAGGCGGTAGCCGTCCACAGGCTTACCATACAAAGCGTGCGCTGGAATAGAACCCTTCATCATAATAGCCCCAATGTTCCCTAAGGAATCAACTTAGAAGCGGCTTTAAACAGTTTTTTGGTGCTTTTAACTGGCTGCCCATAAAACAGCCCTAACCAAGCCAAATCCGCCTTTGTAATGCCCTTCTTGGACAGCCCTAAAGCATTCTGAAGTGCTTTATTTGCGGTATCCATGCTAAACATTGAACCCAGATTCGAGTCTGTCAATGCGCTAGTGGCCCCAGGAATCATTCTGGCCAAGGCAGCCATCTTTGGGTTCATTTTCAATGAACCCACCTGTTGAGGTTGTAAACCAGAACCAGACAAAGCACGACTAATTTCAGGGTTAATTGCCTCAGAAAGTTTTTCGGCAGAGACAGAACCTACAGGGTCGGCAATTTCACGCAAAATCTGGGGAGAAGACTTGCCTAATTCTTTGGCAATAGTGGGGGAATATTTAATATAATCCCGAATATTTAATTGATATTCTTCTTCTTTTGGTTTTGCGTCACCAAAACGCCTAGTTTTACGAAGCATTCGAACATCCGCGGGGTCATCAAAAATAACGCCTGCGGGAGGATATTTCTTCGACTGGTCATCTTTTGGTTTTTTAAAACGGGCAGCCATAACTACTTGCGCTTAGCGCGTTTTTGAACAGTCTTATTTTTTCCCGCAGAATTAAATGGTCTACGGATAGCAATCTTACGGCTACCAGTCGGACCCTTTGCACCCTCAACATTACCCAGTCTGGGCTTATCAGCAATCTTTTTCTTAACTTTCTTATCTGCTGCATCAGCGGCAACTGATTGGCGCGAACGAGTCATAACTGGATTTGGTGCATTACGCTTAGGCGCAACATACTGTGGCAACTTCTTTCCCTTTTTGACAGGACGCAAACGACCGCCTTCTTCACGAACTTGCTGTGAAACGGTTTTACGCTTACCACCAGTTCTCGGGCGAGCAATAATTGCTGAAGTTTCATCCTCCATACGCCTAAGGAACTTTTCAGATTCACCAGGACCACGAACCGTCACACCGCGAGTCCGCTTAGCGGATTCCGACAAAGCCCTCTTATCTTTTTCGCTCATAGGCTTATTGGTCTTATCTTGCGACTTCTTTTGAGCCGCTTCCAACTTACTATGAGACTTCTTCCAAGAATCATCTTTCTTCTTAGTTGACTTCCTGGGCCCAGAAGAACCACGCATTTTGGAGTCAGCCTTCCTAATCAAAGCCTTTTGCCGACGCTCAGACATTACTGCTTCGATACGCTTATTAATTTCGCGTTCATTCGCCAACTTGTCGTCGCCAACAGACTTAATCAAAGACTCACCACGAGACTCACGACGAATTGCTCGTCGTGCGCCTTCATCAACCAAAGCCTTCTGTCCACCAGTTTTTTCAATATCAGTATAAGTTCGCGTCAACTTCTTCAAATTACGCTTAGCCTGCATATTTACTTTTCTGGTCTTGCCAAGCATTTCCCTAGCAATAAACATTGCATCATCTTTGCTAAAGACATATCCCGCTTCTTCGGCAACTTTCTTGGATTGAGCAATTTCTTTTTCAATCTTCTTAGAGTTTATACCACGACGCAATTCCGTGTTGGTCGCATCAATAATGCTATTCAGGCGGTCCATTTCCGTTGCAAAGTTTTGCTTAGCCTTGTTAAGACGGAACTCGCCAGTACCATAACGCTGAGTAGCGGCAGTATCTTCAACCTTTTTCCAATTACGCTTATTCCATCCCCTGCGTGCCTCACGCGCTTTTTGGGAAGCCTCAGTTTTTGCTGCACGCGTACTAGCAGCCTCAGCCTTATTGGCAGCCTTGCGGGCTGCACGCGACACAGAGCCAGTCTTTTTTTCAGCCTTCTTTGCAGCCGACTTCCCAGCCTTTAATGCCTGACGGATAATATCATCAAGATTGCTAGCCATTACTTAGCACCCTTCTTGCGCGACCGCTTCTGCTTAGGGACGACTGGTTCAGCAGACTTGGCAGCCTGTTCAGCCTTCCACTTCTGATAACTATTCATCTTTGCTTCATTCTTTTCACGATGCTCAATACGATTCTGCGCCTGCTTCGCTTCACGACCAGCCTTCTTCTCAGCCGCAGCAGCCTCCGTTTGTGCACGATGAAACGCAGCATTCAACTCACGACGCTGCTCACGCGACATACCAGCAATCTGAGTAGCCTGCTCTCTAGAGAACTGCGGATTATGCTTCATAATGTTGTCAATCTGCTTTTCAGCACGACTCGGCGCAGCAGCCTT